AGAACCTGTTAACCGAATTAGAACAAGCCGAGGAGGGAGAGTGTGAATCCTGTGCAGTTTAAGATTTCTTCAGTAGAGGACAATAACATGACTAAAGTTAAGGGCATGACAGTCTTTAACACCGAACAAGTTAATACTAAAAAACAACCGATGTTTTTCGGTAAACCTCTGGGAGTCCAGAGATACGATTCGTACAAATATCCAGTCTTCGATAAACTCACTACACAACAGTTGGGTTATTTCTGGAGACCAGAAGAAGTCTCACTGCAAAAAGATCGTGGGGATTATCAAACACTTCGTCCAGAACAAAAGCATATCTATACCTCTAACCTCAAGTACCAGATTATGCTTGACTCCATTCAAGGGCGTGGTCCTGGGATGGCTTTTATTCCTTACTGCAGTTTACCTGAACTAGAGGCATGTATGGAGGTCTGGGGATTTATGGAGATGATCCATAGTCGCTCTTACACCTACATCATCAAGAACGTCTACAGTGATCCCTCTGAGGTCTTCGACAAGATCGTAACTGATGATCGCATCCTAGAGCGTGCTAGCAGCGTCACAGAGGCATATGATGACTTCATCAATAGTGCTCAGGAGTATGGGACTGGTAACTGGTGGAAACCAGACTGGAAAGATTCTCCATCAGCTCAGTGGGAAATAAAAGATGTCAAACGTAGACTCTACCGTGCAGTAGCAAATGTCAACATACTGGAAGGCATTCGCTTTTATGTCAGTTTCGCTTGCTCTTTTGCATTTGGTGAACTCAAACTTATGGAAGGGTCCGCTAAGATCATCTCCCTTATTGCAAGAGACGAGAATCAACACCTCGCCATCACCCAAAACATTCTGAACAAATGGGCAGCAGGTGATGATCCTGAAATGAAGCAGATCATGAAGGAAGAGGAAGAGTGGACTTACAAGGCATTTGATCGTGCTGTAAATGAGGAGAAGAGGTGGGCAGACTACTTGTTTAAGGATGGATCTATGATCGGTCTGAATGACAAACTTCTCCAGCAGTATGTTGAGTGGATTGCTAATCGTCGTCTGAAGGCAATTGGACTTACCCCTCAATATGATATTGCTGCTAAGAACAATCCACTGCCTTGGACACAGCACTGGATCTCTTCTAAGGGTCTTCAGGTAGCACCACAGGAGACGGAGGTTGAGTCTTATGTTGTAGGTGGCATTAAACAGGATGTCAAAAAAGATACGTTCTCTGGATTCCAATTGTGATGAAAGAACTCTCAAAAGAGGACCAAGATTTATTGCGTCTTGGTCCTCAACCATATCTTCCAGATCAAGTTATCAGGTATCAGTATCTTGTGAAAATGCTCACAAAGGATGACAAATCGAAAAAAGTTGCTTAAATAATAGAAGTAGCATCTCCTTTATGCCACGCAACGAAATTTCCGCAATGGAATTTAAGACAAGAGTTCTGAAGATAAAGAATGAACTCTTTTGGGAAGAACACCAATACGGTGACGAGGCACGGGGTCTAGCACATAAATATCTCAATATGGTGCTGGACGCAATTGATGAATATCGATTATGAAAATCCCTGGATATATCGTAACAGACCTTTTTCTAGTGACGATATTGACGACTTTTATGGTTTTGTGTATAACATTACCAATCTCCAGAACCAACGACAATACATTGGGCGAAAGTATTTTTGGAGTCATCGAAAACCTCCAGGAAAGAAACGCCGAGTAAAAAAAGAATCCGACTGGAAAAAATACTATGGGTCTTGTCCAGAACTTAAAGAAGACATTGAACGGATGGGTAGACAAAATTTTAGTAGAACTATCCTGTCACTACATAAAACACCTGGCAAAACAAACTTCGAGGAAACAAGACAACTCTTCATCCACGGAGTCCTTACCGAATCCCTTGACACAGGAGGACCTGCATACTACAATAGCAACATCCTCAGCAGGTACTTCCGAAAAGACTATTATGATGGAGACTGAAGAAATCGTTGCTGACGTTCGACAGTGGGCAATCGACAAGGTTCAAGAGTACAATGGTAAGGGAATTGATCGAATCTACGATCAAATGGCAATCATGGCAGAGTTTGATGAGTGGTTCGACCCTAAAGAAGATCTAGAGGTTGTATCACTTGACGAAATTAGCAAAGACCAGTATGATGACTTTGTTGATTACACCAAAGAGTAATTAACTGCGGCATTCCCCTTGGTGGTTCAGGAGTGGCGGCGATAGGAACCACCATTTGACTCAGTAGCTCAGTTGGATAGAGCAACTGCCTTCTAAGCAGTCGGTCGTAGGTTCGAGTCCTACCTGAGTCGCCTCGCGGAGTTAGTTCAGCGGTAGAACGCTATCCTTCCAAGTTAGATGTCGTCGGTTCGATTCCGATACTCCGCTTGTCCTTCGGGACACATTCCTCTATAGCTCAGTTGGTAGAGCAGGTGACTGTTAATCACCCTGTCCCTGGTTCGAGTCCAGGTGGAGGAGCCTCGCTTGCTTAGCTCAGAGGTAGAGCATCTCGTTTACACCGAGGCGGTCGGCGGTTCGATCCCGTCAGCAAGCATTCCCCTAGGAGGACTATGACCAATGATTACCGTAAGATGCAAAGAATGTGGAACAGAATTAGTTTCCACTAGTAAGGTACAATTCTGTGGTTGCCCCAATCAGATGAGAGTTGTTGACAATAAAGTAGGTGCTGTTGATTTGGATAAAGTCGTAATGGTATCTAATAATGTAGAGAATAAGATTGATAGTCATTTCTCTAGATCAGAACTTCTTTATCAAGAAGAACGTCGTAGACGTAAAGTCAAGAGACTGGACTTTGAGGTCCGTTAACACCTGGAGAGGTGGCAGAGCGGTTTAATGCATCAGTCTTGAAAACTGACGTGTCTTCACGGGCACCGTGGGTTCAAATCCCACCCTCTCCGTTTTCTGTAGAAAGTATTAAGAAGTTTTGTATCATCTATATACAGTTATATGGAGATCACAAATGACCCTCTTTTATCTTCTAATGCTAACATTTGTTGCATTAGTTGCCTTTGCGGGGTACGATGCTACCATGAGATTAGTTCAGTTCATTGATCTCCAAGTCCGTTATGCAGGAATAAGAGTTCAAATGAAGTGGATGGAGCAGAAACTTAGAAGGAGACTTCTTAAGGATACTGCGAACTACCAACAACTACTCAAGGAGCACAAGGAGAATGACCTCTGATACACAAGAGTGTCCAAAGTGTGGAGCAACCTGGATAGCGGGTCAGCACTACTGGTATACAGGTAAGACGGGAAATGAATTAGATCTTGCTGGACTAGTATGTAACAAGCACGGTGATGAAACCTGCATAAACCCTTTACAGGGATTTGAGGGGGGAGTAACATGGCAAGAGAGAATGGCTACCTTGGGGCGACTAGAAGATGAGTCATCGGATGGATGAGATTAAACCCTCGCATTATGTTACTAAAGAAGAATGTCAGGAGATGATTGATGATGCTATACGCAGACACAATCGTAATGCTGGCATCATTAGTATGTTTGTCGGTTTCTTTATTCTAGGACTTTTCTCTGAGGGACTTCTTAGGCTTATTGGAGCGATACCACCAATATTTCCATGGATGGACATACACTTGTAATCGAATGGATTGGGATAATTCTTGCATTGATATTTGGTGTGACTATGTTTTGTCAAGGTCATGCCATATTTCATGGTAAGTATGGATACAAGCATACTGAAAGAGAGAAAAAGAAATCTCAAGACACACGAAAGCAGATTGAGGACTTGCTAAAAGACAAGTGATCTGATATAATTAGTACATAACGGACTGGAATACATCCGTGCTCACGTCTCCGAGAGAACAAAGAATCGGAAATCCAACCCGCGTGGGAGAGGGATGGGAACTCCCTTGAGCCCGTCAGTGTTATTCTGCAGGATATCACTGACGCATTATTTACGGGGTGTAGCTCAGTTTGGTAGAGCACTCGCTTTGGGAGCGAGTGGCCGTAGGTTCAAATCCTATCACCCCGATTTGCATACATACTACAACTATGCACTTTTATTCTGTGGAATACTGGCAAGAACATTGGGAAACTTTGATGGATAGAGTGGAGAACGGAGAAACAATAGGTGTAGAGAATAAGAACGGAGATAGAGCAGTAATGACACCAGCGGATGATGAACTCATACGCTTATACACAGACCACGAAGAAGGATCCTGAGGGACCGTCGCCTATCGGTTAAGGCCCACTGCTTATAACGGTGTGAACTGGGTTCAACTCCCAGCGGTCCTATCGGGGGTCTAGCAATCTGGTGAATGCACCGAACTCATAATTCGGCTAAGGCGAGTTCGATCCTCGCGACCCCCATTGACGGATTTCCGTCAAACCCTTATAATACTAAGGTCAACAAGCAAGACAATGACACTGACTAGTAAGTTCAAGAAAGACATTCAAACCCTTCGTGGTGCTGTAAATGGTGACTTCTTCCTGGATGTGAAGAATCCGAAACTTCTCAAAAAGGTCCGTCGTTATTATGAGAACAATGGAGTCGTCTTCTCTGGCGATCCCCTTGATGATTATGATATTCTGATGGAGCAAGTTGCTGTCGATCTTGAGTCTGTGGAGGTAGCGTGAAGGTTCTTCTAGAGCGTTTCCCCTATCGTTATATTGAGTCTGGCACACTAGAAAATGGTATGCCAGACTACCGCATTCAGAAAGCACACCACTATACCAAGCGATACAGTGACATGTATCTGCTTGATAATCAAATGCAACTTCTGACTGCGATTGATGACTTTGAGTACACCAAATGGTTAGATCCTGAAGGTGTTCCCTGCTATATCAAAGATAGTGTTAAGAGTCATGGCAATTCTTAATAAAATTTCTTTGACGCAAGAGGAAGAGGAATGTATTCTTCATCTTCTTCGTGAAGCAGAAAGTGATAGACAATCTCCTTATTCCTCTGCAATCAATAGTATTTTTGTAAAATACTGGAAAAAGCATAATCAAATTAAAGCTTTGGAGTATTGTGAACATTGGGATGATTGGTGAATAGTCGCGGAGTGACTTTAAACCTGCCCTGGTCGGGATACCCCCCAAGTCACGGATGGACTATAACAGAACTGGTGGAGTCATTAGACCCTCTAAAAACTAAATAAGAAAAGAGTTAATTATTAAAAAAATGGCAACACAAGGAAAGGCAGCGAAATCGGCAAGCGGAGCTGCAATGTCAAAATATGACGTTGAAGTAGAAGCAAGATTGAAAGCACTTGAAGCAAAGGTTGCAGCACTGGAATCCAGTGACAAGGCACAACAAGAAGTTGATGCAAGGTTCATAGCACTTGAAGAAAAAGTTCAAGCCCTCTGGAACTAATGGTTTCTTGCTTTACCTAAGAGCAAGTGGTGCGGATGGAGGTAACACTCCCGCCCTGTTTCTTGCTTCAGGTAAAAGAGTAAGTGGCGTGCATGTAAGACCTTTTAGAGACCCTTGACATCAAGGGTCTTTTTTTGTATACTCTGAAAAACACTAGTGGTATGATAGTAGGATTTAATTGTAGTTCATTTGACTTGTTTCACGCTGGACACGTCACAATGTTGAAAATGGAAAAACAATTATGCGATTATTTGATCGTAGGACTTCAGGTTGATCCTACTATTGATAGACCTGGAATTAAAAACAAACCAACACAATCGGTCTACGAAAGATATGTCCAAGTTCATGGATGTAAATATGTTGATGAGATTCTTGTTTATGAAACAGAGGCAGACCTCTTAAATATGATCAAAACTCAAACAATCAATATAAGATTTTTGAGTGAAGAATATTTGGATAGGGATTTTACTGGAAAACAATATTGTATTGATAATGGAATTAAGTTGCATTATCACAAACGTCGTCATCAATATTCTTCTACAGAACTTCGCAACAGAGTTTATGAATTGGAGGATCAAAAGAGAAAAGAACCTCCGATTAAAAATCCGATAAAACCTCATTCGACAAAACTTTTGGAGAAGTATATGCCTAATCACCCTATGGATATGCAATAAGTTGCAAAATAATTATCCAAGGGGTATAATAAATACTATGATTATTGATTAGGTAAATGAGTGAGTACAAGAAAACAGCACTCGTCCTAGGTGCTGGAGGCTTCATTGGAAGTCATATGGTGAAACGTCTCCGTGCTGAAGGTTATTGGGTGCGTGGAGTTGACGTAAAACGTCCTGAGTTTTCTGAGACGGAAGCCAATGAGTTCATTGTCACTAACTTGACGTGTTATGATCAAGTTAGACAGTGTATGAAGTTTAAAGGACATCTTGGTAATTTTTATAGGGAAATTCCTTATAAAATGGTAGAACCTTTTGATGAGGTTTATCAGTTTGCTGCTGATATGGGTGGTGCTGGTTATATCTTTACTGGAGAACATGATGCAGAAGTGATGCAGAATTCTGCATCAATCAATCTGAATGTTCTTCGGGTTGCAGAAGAAATGGGTAGAGGTAGTAAGAAATATCCCAAAATCTTCTATTCTAGTTCTGCGTGTATGTATCCAGAACACAATCAACTTGACCCCGATAACCCCGATTGCCGTGAAGAATCAGCATACCCAGCAAACCCCGACTCCGAAT